GCCCTTGACCTTGCGAACAGGCATATTAGCCGCCCAAGATTTCGTTCATTAATTCATGGACGTTGCCGCCGCCAAGCCGCATGACCTTTACCTTAACGTCACCCTCTTCAGGCATCATCATTTTGTCGTGATGGCAGTCGCAATCGTCTTCACCTTCACAGTCGCAATCATGCTCATACTCTTCATCGTATTCATCGCCAAGCATGTACTCTTGCTGGCAGAGCAATACAAAGTTTACGAGCTGCTCTTCAGTCATGTTCAGACCGTCAGCGTCATGCGGAAAACCCATTTTTGCAAAGAACAGATCTGCGTTTTCTTCCATATTTTCTACATTTATTTGAGCCATTTTAACCTCCTACACTCTCTCTCATCATTCTTATACGCATCTTTTCTGCATCAGAAAGATTTGGCATTGTTACATTTGGCATTTGGGCGGCTGGTGTGCCACCTTCATTTGGGCTAACTAAGAAACCCTCTTGCGGCTGGTTCATATTATACATTTGCTCTTGCTGCTCACGCAGACGCTTGAAGTATTCAGCTTCTTCGGCTATTTGACGCTCTGCTTCTGTCATGCCTCCGAAACTTCCTTGATCTTGAGCCAATACCCTTTCTGCTTCTGTCATGGCTCCGAAATTCACTTGATTTTCACCTTCCATTGGCATCGCGCCCACAACACTCTCAAACATCTCACGCTCTTTATCTGATAGAGCGCCGCCGTTTTGAATGCGTTGACCAATCGCCATCAACTGCTGAGATGATTCTTCATCCATATCACCGGGGCGAATGTTTTGGAGAAACTTCATCACCAGTTGAAAGTCTGGGTTCATCTGCATTTCTTCATCCATAGTTTTAATCCTTTTCTATATTCCTGCCCCAAAGGGGTTGTACGGGTCAAATCCTGCTCTTGGTGGGTTGCGAACATAATCGGGGTCAAAAAGTTCAGGATATGGGTTTGGCAACGGAACAAGTTGATCTGGATCATAATTAAGGACAGGATTACCCGCTGCATCATATTCTGTTACATTACCCATAGCGTCTGTCAGATTATATCCTGAGACATATCTTTCTTCCCCAGTATCCATTACCACATCACTACCTGTGGCGGTGTTGGCAAACTGATCCATCTCTAGATATTTACCATCAGGGGTTAGGTATGCCTTAGATCCATCCGCAAGTGTGACTTCACGAACCAACTCATTGATTTTCTGGCCGCTCGCGTATTGGCGCAAGTAGCTTGGGGAATATGCACCTAGACCACCACCCTTGTATCTTCGGGTATATGTCTCAGATGTAGGGCGTGTACTATATGTGTTCTCACGCCTAAATTGATCAGACGGCATACCCTCATCAACAAGACCCGAATCATTGGAGCCAGATTCACCTTCAGACTGTCCTTGAACTGTGTACCCCGGTCCCGCTCTAGTGTAGCCTTTATCTTCTCTCATACCGCCTCGCCCAATATCCCTTAATGCCCCAAAAAGCATCCCGCCGGGAGTCATGCTAGCGATAGCAGCAAGACCAGTCGGAGCTATGCCAGATCCGTATGGCGTAGCACCTATTGAATTAGATATACCAGAGAAGAAGTTTCCTTGCAGACCGCCAGCAGCCTCTGCCTCTTCCGCTGTGACGAAGCCGTCAGCATTTGTATCAGCCGCACGGCCACCACTTCTAGCAAAGCCAGCACCAGCAGAATTTATTCCACCGCCATCCCTTTTGTCATCAAAGGCAGATACCACTTTGCCGTCTGGAGTCATACGACCCCATTTACCGTCTGTGTTCATTGGGTGATCTATATTAGCTTCAACAGCTTCTTTTGTTAAGTCTGTTGCCGCCATTGTGGCTTTTATTGTTTCTTCTCTAGCTGCTGCTGCTTTTGCTTCTGCCGCTGCTTTTGCTTTGGCCTCAACTGATTTTGGCCTCGCCATTGGTCTGAATGCTGCTAATTCAGGATTTGGATTTGATGCTGCTGTAGGTGAAGCGGTCTTAGCGGTTTGAACGGCTTGGTCATATGCGATAGCTGCTTCTACAACAGCATTTTGGGCAGCAGATCCCGCCTTAGAGCCTTTGGCTGCTTTTTCTGCTGTAGATAAGGCACTTCTCGCCTTTGCCCTAGCAACATTGGCTGTAAGTTGATCGCCTGTGGCTACCGTTTTATCTGCACCTACAACCCCACCGATCTCGCCTTTTTCTGCGCTGTAGCTTGTTATACCCAGATCTTCATCTGCCTTATCCATGCCCACCACATCGCCGGGACCGCCATCGGCCCCACCACCATCTCCGTTGAAAACAATCCTCGGCATAACTCCAAGGCCCATCATCTCCATAAGTCTAGTCATGCTACTTTCCTATACCAATCGCCAGATCGCGTATTTCCGCTTGGATACATACGCACACCATTCCCAATTTCTTTTTTAGGATATTTCTTTGACACAGCCAATCGAACATCCCTAGCAAACTTAATAACTTCTCGGAAACCAAGCCTGCACTGGAACTTAGTGAAGTAAAAAACTTCTCCGTCTTCCCTCGCATACGCCTCATCTCCATTCCACAAGTCACTGTCTATCTCTTCCTGAGTGAAAAATCCATAGGCGCAAAACCCTGCCACTTTGCCATCCACCCTATGAACCAAACACTTATCGTGCTTAATTGCATAGTACACAGAATTTCTCTGGCTCCAAATGCTTTTCTTCGCGTAGTATGGATCAGTCAAAACTAAATCCATCACAGCGCCAAGTAAGCAGTGGTCCATCAACCCATCCTTTGCTGTGGCTGTGGCTGTTGCGGTTGTGGGGGCTGCGCTGCCACATTCATCTGTGGTTGTGGCATTGCGTCTGCAATTGCACTCAATGCACCCATATCACCAGCGCCCATCCTCTCGCGAATCTCTGCGACTTTGTTCATCAGGTATTTATTCATATCCATTGGAGGACCACCTTGTGGTCCACCCTGCGCGGGAGAAGGCACAGGGGGACCACCTTGTGGACCCTGCTGTGGTGGCAATCCACCAAAAGCAGCAGGATTAATTGGAGGAAGTCTATACTGGGGGTACATTGTTTTTAATTGCCTCCATTTGGATTTTAGCTGCGTTCTTTTCTCGCTCAAGCTGCAATTCTGCCTCTAGCTTGGTGACCTTGGCCTGCAAATCGGCTTGCGCCTTGGCCATGTCGATCTCCATATCCTGACGCGCTTCTGCCTCTTTGATCTGGATATTCGACTGAGCCTTGGCCTGATCTGCTTCGATCTGGGCTTGTGTTCTCGCCTTCAGAGCTTCTGTCTCCAATTTGGCCAGCTCTTGTGCGTATTGCAACGGATTTCCTTGCTGCCCTTGCTGACCACCCATGCCTCGGATTGCTTCGATCTGCTTCATCTGAGGTGACGCAGCCACAACTTGCGCTGCGCGTTGGCTGATCAGGCGATCTTGCTCTGGATCTACATCCTTGAACTTGATCATCTTTTCTTTGAAATCGGGCAGTGGCGGCATTGGCATGTTGACACTTGCTGCCATGCGTTGGCGATACAGCAGCGCGATATGCTCTGCGATGTGTGCGATCAACACAGGCTGCATTGCCTTCGCACCGGGGTTGCCTGCCAGTGATGGATCTTGCAGGAACTGCATGTGAACCGCAATGTGCGCGTCATGGTCTTGCTCTGGGAATGCGCGGATTGGCTTGCCGTACATCACGCTCATATTTTCATCAATTGGGTCCATCTGAACCGCCTCTTCAGGCTTCTTCAAGATTTCGTCAATATTTGGAATGCGGATTGCTTCATACATCCGCTTGTAGGCAGCAAACAAATCATGGAATTGTGGCGCAGATCGCGCCATTTCCAGAACCGCCTGTGCCTGCGCGATGCGCTGGGCTGTCGAGAATATGTTTGGATCGCTGACAGGAATGATGTCAATCCGATCATCGAAGTCAGTGCGATAGATAATATCTGCCGCTCCAGCCTTTGCAAAGCTGAACTCATCAGGCAAGTTCTCTGCGTTCAATTCAGCCAGCAGCTTGAACTCTTGCCCCTGCGCGTAGTGCAACCGCTTGTGGATTGCGCTAAATGCCTTAGACCCCTGCTCAATCAGAGCGACTGTAGATCCAACTGGGGCGTTGGGGTTCACATCACCGACATTCAAATCGGCTGTGCTGGCAAATCGCTGCCCAGCATCAACCATGTAGCCAAGCAAATTGAACAGAGAACCCGAAGGCTCCTTGAACGGCAGCGGCATGATCGCCTTGTTGACATCATCAACTGTGCTGTCGAGATCCACAAATTCACCGGGGCTGATCTGCATATCGCCGCCATTGACACGGCCACGCAGCTTAAATCCACCCTGCATATTGCTAAATGCGGCACTGTCGAGTAGGGCGCGAAGAGAGCCAGTAGCTGCTTTGCCCAAGCCGCCGATCATGTGGTATAGACCAAAGCCATAGAAGCCTAGACCGGGCAAGAACTTGTAGCTCACAAACCAGTCACGGCGCTTTTTCATCTCATCGTCTTGCTTCCAGTTGCGCCTAACACTGACAACGCGCTGATTATCGTAATCAACTGTGATTACATATGGAATTGCGACAGAATTGTTTTCCTCTTCGTCAACGTCTACTTCCTGCCCATCGATACCCTCGAACAGATCATAGACATGCATTTCGAGCAGCGTCATTACATCATCTTGGCTGTCATCACCATATTCATCGACGCCTTCGATCTCCCCAATCACATCATCGATTGGGTCAATTGTGTCTCCAGTGTACGAAGTCGGCAGATAATAACCGTTCTGAACGTAACGGTTGAAATCATTCTTTGGCATCCGAATGATGTGCGTGTAGCGTGGGCTGGTGTAGAGATCCTTGCTCTCTGGAGCCACAACAAAATCTTCGGCCTTCACGAACTGGCTGCACTGACGATCCATGTTGGCGTCCCACCAGACCTTCTTGAACGTGTGACCGATCAAGGGAAGGTGAAACAGCATCTGATCCAAATCTGGGAAATACTCAGGCATTTCCTGTGTGATTTGGTAATTCATAAATTCACGAACTCTTCGAGCTTGCTCTTCTATTTTTTCGTCTGGCTCACCAATGATGACAGATTTGACTGGACCACCTGATGGATACAGCTCTGCTATCGCCTTGGCGTTAAACTGGGTAGCTGCCTCTGCGATTAGGGGATGCACAACAATCGACAGACCGCGAGTGGCTCGTTCATCCTCGCCCTCATCTAGACCGCCATCTGGATCTAGCGTTTTCAATCCCTGCTTGTAACGCTCTTCCCACTCAGATCTAGCCTGCCTGTCGTTCTCGAAGAACCCAACCAGCTCTTGCGCCTTTCTGTCTAAATCGCGCTGATCCATTGTCTCTGCGAGGTTCTGATCAAACTCTGCGTCCTCGACTTCCTGCATCATGTCTAATTCTGGATCACCAATCAGGACATCGCCGTCTGGAAGCTCTTCGATCATTAGATTGTCGGCGGGAGCGCCTTCAGCAAATGGGATAATGTTTTCTGGTTCAGCCATACATCGTCATCCTTCTAGTCTCTACAAAATCGTCATCATCGGGATCTTCGCTATGCCCAACAAACCATCCTCTGCGTAAGCGTAACCAAGCCTGAGTGCATGTATCAACAACATCATCATTCGGATGTGCTGGGAACGCCGCGCATATATCAATTAAATCTTTAGCCCACTTTCGATTGGAAGGGAAGAAAATCCTGCCATCCTCCAAAAGTGCGCTCGAAGCATGGGCGCGAGCCTCCTTGTCTCGGTCTGGGCTGTAGGCTAAAACTGGTACGCCCGCCATGCGTAAATCTTGCAGGAGAGACTGGCCTGACGCCTTCTTCTCAATCAGCACTGCGTCTGGCTCCCAGTCATCGTATGCCTCTTGAGCCAAGCGCCGGAGGTCAGGATAGCTGACTTTGTCGTACCAACACTCAAGAACGATGGCGCAATCGTGACCGTTGTGTTTAAACACGCCCCACGTTGTCCGTGCGCTGAAGCTGGAGCTTTCCTTGGCTTCGAATGCGGTATCGTATGATTGCAAGACGTAATCGATTTCGGGAAGATCTTCTTTCTCCCAAGGAACCCACCAGCTCGCCTTTAAGATTCCACCACCCTTTGGCGATGGACGCTGCTGGAGCTGCCCAGCCGCTGCGTAAGTGCCAAGGCTGCGCTCTAGGTTTGACAGTGTCCTGTCATCGATACGTTCAGGCCAGAGCAGCTCGCCTTCGGCTGTGCGTGGATCTGAGAAGCCCAGCATTGACTGGCTTGGCGTTGGGTGACCAATTTCGTATCGGGCAGGAAGGCATAGGTGATCCCACTCATCACCAAGCTGATTTGAGAGGATATGCCCGGTCAGATCTTGCTCATGGACGCGCTGCATTATGATAACGAATGCGCCAGTGCGGGGATCGTTGAGCCGCGTCTGCATCGCCTGATCCCACCACTCCAGAACGCCCTCACGCACCTTGGAGCTGTCGCTGTCCACTACGTTGTGCGGATCATCGATGCAGATGATGTCACCACCATCGCCAGTCAGAGCGCCGCCCACAGACGTTGCTATGCGGTATCCTGTCCTGTCGTTCTCGAACCTTTGCTTCTGGTTCTGATCGCCAGTCAGCGCGAACTTGTCACCGAAGTGCGACTGATACCAAGGGCTATCGATTAGTCGGCGGCACTTGGTGCTATCTCTGATCGACAGAGAGCTTGCGTAAGAGGCATACAGGAACTTCTTGTGTGGCTGGTGGGTCCACGTCCACGCTGGCAGCGCAACGGCCACGCTGATCGACTTCATGTGGCGTGGCGGCACGTTGATGATCAGGCGTTTGATGTCTCCCTCGACAACAGCCTGAAGGTGATCGCTGATTGCATCGACATGCCAATTGTTCTGGAAGTCTACGCCCGGTTCAATCGTCGGCCATGCGTTCTTCGTAAACTCCCTCAATGATCTGCGGTACTTCTCGGCCCTGACCTGTTCCAGAGTTAGATTGCTCAAAAGCTCTTTCAATTGCGCTGAGTTCATTGATGCCAATCCTTGTGAGATCTAATGTTATTGTTTTTTCTTCGTGAACCTTTGTCTCGGTCTTATCCACCCAGCCTGCGCGGTTCTTGAGGTAGAAGATCATCGCGGTGTTATCACGATCTATCGTGGCCTTTTCATAGAGAGCATTGGTGACTTGCTGTACGCCCTCGGCCTCGCCACCTTTTATTGCGTCCAAGAAATCCACATTTTGTTCCTGAATTTCAAAGAATTTAGAGCGTGATATCCCCAGTGCGCCAGCACACTGCTCCTTGGTCAAACCCTGCGCCATGAAGCGTCTGGTGTTTGCCAGAACTTCCTCTGTGACCTCGAACTTCGGCCTACCGACAGGGTTCTTTGATTTTTTCTTTGCCATGTGAGTACCTTTCTCAGTTAGAGCTTATTTTATAATTTCAGAAAAAGAAAGACCCGCCGAAGCGGGTCAGTTGACCAATCTGTCACAGGCATGATGATTGGTAGGTAGAATACAAAATAGTATATTTTGTTTACCACAGCGAAACCGCTGTAACAAGCAAAACAAGAACTATGACTGCAAACGCTGATCCTGCCATCATTTTCTTTGGCCATCCTTCCCTTGGTTTGTCTGAGTGAATATCGACATGGCCTCGCAGATTGATTGAGATCCACTCACCAACTCTTGCTGGCGCTTCGCCATATTGTGTGTGAACCCAGAGCTTCTTAGATCCAGCGCGTTTGCTGGTGTTGTCTTGAACCCAATCTGGGAATGTAGATTTGAAGCCAGTGAACTTCCAAGATTTAATGATCATCACTTACCTCCAAACATTTTCTTCATCAGGCTCTCACCCTTGGGCGTGAGACTAATGATTCGGTGACGCCTGTCATCAAGCATCATTTCTATTTCGATCAGCTCTGCCGCCTTGACCTTGCCTCTGCTATTACTAGAGAGAGAGTGCAGCAATCTATTGAGCGTAGATTTTTTCATACCTATTCTCTCGGAAAGATCTACGCTGGTGATTGGCTGCTTCTGGCAGATGATTGAGAACACCAACATGTGATTGATTGATGTCTGAGTTGAATCTAGTACACCCAGAAACTCTTGAATTTGATTTTCCATTCTATTCATAGCACCACCGAAAATATTAATATTAGATAGAGGGTCAGCATTAAGCATAACCCTCCAAATATATCTCCCCAGATTCCGAGGTCACACTCCATCTCGCGGAGCATTTCTTTTAGCCTATCCATTATTCAACTCCTCATTTGCGTGTGCATCACGCACCAATTCCAAAATAAATTCACTCACGGTTTCACACTGCAATCGCCTCGCCTCATTGCCAAGCCAGTTTACCTGATCCTCACTCAAGGCAGCGCAGATTGATGAGATTGATCCCAACCGCATATATGTCTGCCGACCAAATTGTTTTGATAACTGTGACTTCACGATGGGCGGTAGAATTTTTGCCTCACGCCCACGGCGAAGTGCTGAATTGACTTTATTAAATTTGAAGCCTGTTTGCTGAGATATTTGTCTTGCTGACAAACCATCCTTAGAAAGCTGCCAGATCTTCAAAGTGTCTGGCTTCCTCGAATAGCTCCGCAACAATTCATTAATGGATGTCTTGATCATACCGTAACCTCAACATCGATATCACACTCATCGCCTTCCTGTTCATTTAATTCCAATGCTCGTTCGAGGGCAGATTCATATGTGGGGAAAGTTTCGATAACTTCCTCACCATCCTCATAGGTTTTTCTGATGATCACCTTCATTCCACTTCCTCCTTTGATGGGATTGATTTTACGAGTGCTTCTATGCCGCCTTTGGCATACTGGTATGCATCCATTGATGAAAAGCTGTTGTCATAACCCTGTGGGTTATCCATGTTAAACTTGTCACGCGCTGCTTCGAAGCCCATGCCTTGGATGTCTTTGTGAACCGCGTAAAACCCAGCAAGGTAATGTTTGTTTGTTGTGGTCATTATAAACCCCTCTCTCTCTACACACCATAAGTAACACGACTGTCATAGATTACAAGTAGTCACCGGAAGTTTTTTAATGTATTTACTGCTTATTTATTGCAGTCACCCAGACTGCACTTATTCACCCAGCCCAAACCCCTTATTCTTATAGTATATATATATAGATATATTATTTATTACATTACTACATACTACCTACCCTACCCCTCTCTCTGATACATATGGGGGGGGTATTAGGCACTACAGGTGACTGCATTATTGCAATAAATGCAATTAATACTAAACCATTGTTTTGAATAGAGAATACACCGTTATTTAAAAAAGCACTAAATACTGCAATAAATAAAGACGCCAAAAAAATAATTTAAAATAATTTGCATATAGCCATTGACCATGAGGGCCAGATGTCCTATCTATATATGTATAGGGCAATGAAGCCCACAACGGCTAGGAGTCCAAAATGACAAAACTTACAGCACTTATCACCCGCGCAGCAGCAAACCACACAACATTTTACGCAGTGCAAGCGGGTATATTTTTTGACGGAATGGATGACGTGATCAACGCTGTGGAGGCCGAGGGCTTCAGCACACAACAAAACGATGGTGAGCG